TTAATGCCATATCTTCAGAGTTGTTGAATACTCCGTAAGAAGTACCACCAGCACCGTAAGAATTCATTGAAGCTAACATATCATCCATTGCAAGAGACGTATCTCTATTTACAAACATCATGTTTTCTTCAACAGCACCTTGCTTGTCAAATTCAGCTAATATAGCGTCAAATTCAGCTAAATCAGTAGAAGCGTTAACACCAGTAACACCAGTAGTAACGTTACCTCTAGATTCAATAGCAGCGAATAAACCTTCAGTACCAGCGTTTGTTCCAAGACCAGCAGCACCTGCGAATATAGTATCAACAGCTACGGAAGTAGCAACAATTTTTTCTGCTTCTAACATAGTCATTTCTAAATAATCAGTAAAACGAGCTCTAGTATCACCTTCAGCTTTTAAGTACCATAAGTAACCGTTTTGTCCTTCTTCACCAGAAACTTCAACCCATCCAATTTGAGACGCATCAGATCCAGAGATCTCGTAATAGTCTTTCATTATAATTGGTTTGTTAGTAAAGCTTTGGAAACTTGGTTTAACAGTTTTAGGTCCAGAAGCAGTAATACCACCATAACTTCCTTGTCCTTCAACTCCTTTGTTAAATTCAGATCCATAAACTAACACTGTACAAGCTGTAGCTGAAGCAGTAGTAAAAGCAGACAAATCATCTATGTTTTCAGCAGTATAAGGCACACATGTTACAGTAGCACCTGAGTGAGCTGTAACAATACATTTAACTGTTCCTTCTGCTGTTGAAATCATTACTTGGTCATTAAGTCTAATACCGTGAGTATCAGTTAATCCATTACCATCAATATCAGTAACTATTGAAACCACTGAAGTTCCAGTGTTTACAGTACCAATGTATGATAAATGTAGTCTACCTTGTTCTGTCCAAACTACTTGGTCAGAAGTCATAGCCTCTTCAGCTCCTACTTGTGAAAGAAATCCTGAAATAGTTCTCGGTCCGAAAACTTCAGCTTCTTTGTCCATAAGATCTGGTAAATATTGTTGCGCCCAACCTGCTGTTCCTGACGCTGTAAAATCGATGTAATTTGATGCTAGTGTTTGCTTTTGTGGAGCTAAAACACTATTCAAACTACCTCCTGCAGTAATTGCCATAATTTTGTTTTTTTAAATTAGTTTTTATTTGTTTTTAGTTTTAAATTTAAAAGTAGGAGAAGTATCATCGCTCAACACTTTAAACTTCATACCGTCAACATTAACCTCGCCATGTGACTGTCTAGGACTCATATCAACGTTTTTAGCTTTAGCAACACTAGTTTTCATAGCATCAGCTTTGCCTTGTTCGTAAAAGTGATTTGCAATAGCATCCGGATTCATTGCTGTAAATAATGATTTATGATAACCTTTAGCGTCTTCCATTTCATAATTTTTATTCAGAAACTTTCCGACAAAATTATTAATATCGCTTTGGGTGTCTTTGATTTCATCACCATTTTTAACATTAAACCTATACTTTTTTTCACCGACTTTATATTCAAAACCTTTGAACTCATCGTTAAAAACTTTATTAGTTTTTTCTACAAAAGTATTTTGCTGTTGTTTAACTGCTTTGTTTTCTTCTTCAGACTCTTTATTGTATCTATTAAAAAAGTTTACAGCTTTTTGTTGTTCGGTTGTTAACCTTGAACCAGCTTTAATTTCTTCATAGTACTTAGACTTTTGCCCGTCTAGGTGGCTTTTAGCGCTGGCAACTTGCTCTTTTAGCGCTATTTTTTTCTTTTTAATTTCTCTTTCTTCGTCAACTTCTTCATCATATGAAAAGTCTTCTTCAATTAAAAAATCAACCTCATCATTTGATAAATGAGATTTTGTTTGCTTATAGTACTCTTTAAGTACCGTTAGGTCATCGTATTTTGAAAAATCTTGATTAAGACTTACATAGTCTTCTAGCGTACCACCAGTTTCTTCCATAAAGTCTACAACTTTTTGTAAGTTTTCTGGCAATGGGGTTCCAGTTTCAATATTTTCAATTTTAGCGTCTAACAACTCTTCTGTTAAATTTTCTGTTTCTTCTTTAACTTCTTCTTCAGTTATTTCTTCTAATACTGGTGTTTCTTCTTGTGTTTGTTCTTCCGACTGTACTTCTTCTTGTTTTTCTGTGGCAACGGCATCTTCATTGACTCTAACCACTCCCTTGTCGTCAGGGTTATCTTTTTTAATTTCATCTTCTTTTGGTTTTAGGGGTTTGTTTAAGTCTACTTTAACGGTGTCTTCTATTTTTGTTTTGTTTTTAGGCATTTTTACCTTTACAACATCATCTGTTGTTTTTTTAGTTTTTTCTTTCATAATATAATATAATAATAGTTAATAAATAATTTATCTTGGATCAAAAGAACCTAAGTCCATACCTCCACCTAGTATATCATTACCTGCTGACTCAAAGTTTTTAGGTGGTTTTTGATTATTTCTTTGATCAATCATTTCGCTTTGTTGTGTTGCTTGTATTTTTGTTCTTTCATCCTTACGATCTTCTTTTTGAGTTTCTTTTCCTTTAGTAGCTTCAACTTCTGCTTGCTTAAGCTGCATGTTCATTTCAAACTCTAGTTGCATAAGTTCTTTTTTATAAGCAACTTCTTGAGCTTGTTTTTGAGTTTCAAGTTCAAATTTCATTTGCTCTAATTGCATTTCTGTTTGAGCGTTAGCTTGTTGTTTTTGCATTTCCATTTCAGCAGAAGCTTGTTGTGCTTTTATATTAGCTTGTGATTGTGCTTCAATGTTTTGTTGTTGTACTTGTTGGTCCTTAGCTAGTTTCTTTTGTCTACGTATCTTAAGTAATTGATTAGCTAGTTTAATATTTTTAATATTTCTAAGATCTATAGCGTCAGCTAATTCGATTAACTGCTGTTGCAATGCCATTTGAATATTATTTTCAAGCATTGCTTTTTCTTCATCATCTGGAGTTAGCTCTATAGATATACCAAAATCATATAAATGTAACTCGGACATTTCTTTTAAGGTAGCAACGTTATGCGCTCCTACTTGTTGAATAAAAGCATCTTTTGTTGGTGAATATTCTATAATATCAGATATTCTAAGTGATAAACATTCAGCTACTTCTGATGTTAAAAATAATCCTCCCTGTAATATATGTCTTGTAGCTGTGTTAGAGTTTGCTGCAGCTAATTTCTGCACGCCAACCAAAGCGTTTTTATCAGGTGTTGCAGCATCTCTAGCTTCATTTAACCCTGTTACATCTCTTATCATTTGTAGATAATAGTTGTAGGTTTGTATTAGACTTTGCATTTTATTACTACCAGACCCAGATTGTATTTCTTGAATAGGTATTTTTCCTGGATTTTGATCACCATCAGCTGTAAACGATCTACCTATAACAGATCCTGTTTGAAAAAACATATTTAACGCTTCCTGTGGGTTATAATTTGTACCATTACCTAAATCTATTTCAGCTAAACCATCGGCGTCTAAATAAACTCCATCTGGAACCATACGTGATAGTACTTGTTGTAGTTTTAAATGTGTTAATTGTATCATATCAGCAAATCCAGTTATACGTCTTACTAATGATTCAATTTTTCCTTTATACATTCTAGGAGCACATAAAGAGTAATTCATTTTTACCTTAGTAAAATCACTTTTAGGTCTCATCATGTTTTTAGCCATTTCCCACTTAAGAAGTTTGTTAGTACCAAGTATTATAGCGCCATCATATAAACATTCTATAGATCTTTGTAGTTTACCAAACCCACCTTCCATATCTTTTGGTGGATTAAACGTGTCATCTTTAGCCAAAATCTTATCAGCACCTGAACCAGTTTCTTTTACTTTATAAACCTCATTCATATAGGTTTTGTAATTAAAATACATAACTTGAACGGTATTGTTGTCTACTTCTCTAGAGTTTGTTAAACCTCCATGATAGTTTTTAGAATGGTACGATTTATTTTGAACTATATCTTTTAATTCATCGTGTTTTAAGTGAGGAAATTGTTTAGCTAATTCATTTATTGAAATACTTTTTACCTCACCAACGTAATATATATCATCAAAATATGGTGACTCGCTATAAGAATATATTAAACTAGCTGGATCAACATAGTCAATTACAACACCTTCAGATGTATTAAAAGAAGTTTTAACAGCACCAATTCCAAGAACAGTTATATCGTAATAAAATTGTTTTTTAATTAACTCATATTTACTACCATCCATTAAAACGTTTATAGCTTGTTCTTCTGCAATTTCAACAGCTTGTTTATAAGTTAACTGCATGTGTAACTCTAGTTCTTCTTTAGTTTCTGGTAAAGTATCTTTATCGTTTTGATAAAGGTTTAAACCTATATTAGACTCTACGTAATCATTTATTTCTTTGGTTTCCATATCTAATAATATAGACTCCATGTATTGTGTGCGTTGCGCAACTCCAAAAGGATCTTGTGAATAAGCTTTTATATCCCAAGTTCTTTCAGCAATACCATTAACAACAATATCAACAAACTTAGGTATAATAGGTACTGGTTTCCAATCTAAATTAAGATAGGACAAATCACCATTTATAGATAACTCATCCTTGTATTTTTGTATTGACTGTTCACCTCTAGCGTACAATCTAAGACTATGAAAATTATTTTTATTTGTGTGGTATCTATTTACACCTCTATCTTGATTGAACCATTCAGTCTCTATAGCTTTAGCTACTTTCAACCCATATTCATAACTCATTTTTTCCAAGTCGCTAACAACTTGGCTTGGAAAATAACTATTTATAACAGACTCTGCCATATTTATTCTTTGATTAATTTAGATGTATTACCTTTGTTTGTGTATTTGGCAATACTTATGTTTAATTGTGGTTTTTCTATTTTTGCGTTTGGTGCATAAAGGTGCCTGTTGTTGGCCATAATGGCTAATCCAGAACTAATAGACGCATCATGTTTGGTTCTCTTGTTTATGTCAAACCTAGACCAATCGTTTAATAATTCATTAAAATAACAATTACCAAACGTACCATCTTTGTTCATACCCACGTGCGCTTGTATATACATCTCAATAGCAGCGGCATGAGCTTGTTTTATGTCTTCACTTGAATTAGGTATTCCACCAACTTCTTTTTCAGCTACAGATAGTTTGTTCCATATTTTATCAGGGCGGTTCATAGAAAACCCTCTATATCCTCTTCTTCTAAAATAATACAGTAAACGAGGTTTATTGTTTTCACAAAGTATAGGCATTCCGTAAAATACACAGGCCATTAGTATGTCTTCAAAAAATATTTCAGCAGTTTGTGGTCTAGCCAGGTATTCTAAAAAGAAAGTATTAGCTGGAGCGTCTTCCATGCTGAATTTAGTTAAACCGTGTAAAGCTCCTTTAGAACCTTCACCATCTACAGTTCCAGATATATCATAAGAGTCACACCCAAAAGCACCCATATGTTCATTTCCTGGCCACTTAATACCATTTTTTATTACAATTTTATTTTGTATATGAGGTTGAGGTGTCCAACTTATTTTAAATCTACCTTTTGCATCTGGGTAAAATATAACTTGCGTATCTTTTATACCGTTAACCCATTGAAAATTACCCTTAGAAACTCCAAGAGTTCTTTTCATTTCTTCGTTGTAATCTATTTGCTCGTATATCTTAACTAAATTAAAAATACTACCTTTTGCCTCGTCTCTAAACGCGTGTTCTGTAGTTCTTGGAAATTGTCTGTAAAACTCATTTAAAGCGTCTTGATCATTCTTTAACCCATCAGCTTCGTTCTGCCAGTTTTCTACTACACCTACATCTATTAATTCTCCGTGAGGGTCGAAGACATCATGGTCTGGATTATCAAAGACTGGAATTCCGTGTTCATCAATGAATCCTTCATAATTCCACTCCATTGGAATAAAAAGAGAATATAGCCCAGACGCTGTCTGTCCATTACGGTTTCTTTTTGTAACGTCTGAAGCATTGTATAATTTTTTAAAGTTATCACCTCCTTTGTCTAATGCATTAGATGTTGAGCCCATCATACACTTACCTATAATTCTACTACCTAATCGTAAACATGTTTTTGTAACTCTCCAGTTGTTTAAAATATTATCTGGTCTTTCCCACTTACCACTCTCATCGTGTACTAATAGTTGTAATTTTTCTCCGTCATAACTATTATCACCTGTGTTTTTCCAGTCTATAGTTGTATCTAGTCCTTGTATGTCCTCTAGCTTTTCATTTGTCGTGATTTTCTTTCTAGTAAACTTAGACGCAGGTACTCTATAGGCGAGTTCGGATTTAGGCCGATCCATACCATCTTGAATAGGACTAAAGAAAAACGGGT